GTTTAGAGACGAAACTAAACAATCTTTATTTAATCTAACTAAAATATATGAACAAATAGATTATATTGAAGAAATAAAGTATACTGGGCTTATAACACAAGGTAATTTCCAATGGCGGGGAGGAATTAAAGATTCATTAGTTGAATTTCAACCTAATAATAATGGAAGATTTTTTATTTCATGGGTGCCTCCTCAAAATATGCAAAATAGATCCATTTCAAAAGGAAATATAAGATACCCAGCAAATGAGCATTGTGGGGCTTTTGGATGTGATAGCTACGATATATCAGGAACTGTTGATGGAAGAGGATCTAAAGGATCATTACACGGGCTTACTAAGTTTACTATGGAGGATATCCCTCCAAACCATTTTTTTTTAGAATATATTTCAAGACCCGATAATGCTGAAATATTTTTTGAAGACGTACTAATGGCATTAGTATTTTATGGTATGCCTTTACTAGCAGAAAATAATAAACCAAGATTATTATATTATTTAAAAAGAAGAGGCTATAGAGGCTATTCAATGAATCGACCAGATAAAGTTTACAATAAATTATCAATAACAGAAAGAGAAATAGGAGGAGTACCTAACTCTAGTGAAGATATGAAGCAGGCTCATGCGGCGGCCATAGAATCATATATTGATGCCCATGTAGGTTTTAATGGGGAGATGCATGGAGATTTGTATTTTACACGCACATTAAATGATTGGTCTAAATTTAATCTTAATAACAGAACAAAGCACGACGCATCTATTAGTTCGGGGCTAGCTATAATGGCTTGCAATAAAAACAAATATGCTCCGGTGGCTAAAAAAGCATTTCAGCCGGTAAATTTAGGAATAAGAAGATATAATAATGATGGAGTTACATCAAAAATAATTTAAATACATGATTAACACTAACTATAACAGTTCATTCCCAGATCAGGTAGTACCTGATTCAGTAAAGAATAGTTATGACTATGGTATACAAGTAGGGCGGGCTATAGAAAACGAATGGTTTAGGCAGGACATTGGGGGCGATAGGTATTTACAAAACTTTCAAAACTATCATAAGTTAAGATTGTATGCAAGAGGTGAACAACCTGTTCAAAAATATAAAGACGAATTATCTATTAATGGTGATTTGTCTTATTTAAATTTAGATTGGAAAATTGTACCTGTTATACCTAAATTTGTAGATATTTTAGTTAATGGCATGACTGACAAAGGGTATGAAATAAAATCTTTTGCAACTGATCCTTTTGCTGTTAAAGAAAGAACAGATTTTGCTTTTAATGCAATAAGGGATATAACTAATAAAGAACAAATAGAGCGATTAAATGAACTTACAGGAGGCAATTTTTATGCATCAGCAGACCCTGCCAGTTTACCGGCAACTGAAGCTGAATTAGATTTGTATTTACAATTAAATTATAAGCAAAGCATTGAAATAGCAGAAGAAGAAATTATTAAAAATATTTTTTCTTATAATAAATACCCTGAAATTCAACGAAGAATAGCTTATGATTTAGCTGTACTCGGGATAGGTATTTCCAAAACTAGTTTTAATTTATCTGAAGGAATTACAGTTGATTATGTAGATCCTGCAAACGTAGTTTATTCTTATACAGAAGATCCTAATTTTGAAGATATATATTACGTAGGAGAGGTTAAAAACTTAAGTTTATCTGAAGTAAAAAGATTATATCCATATCTTACAGATGAAGATTTAGAGGAAATACAAAAATATAGGGGGCCAAGTAATTATAGTAATTATACTCGTAATTATAAAGGTCGCGATGACAATAATTTAATATCTGTACTATTCTTTGAATATAAAACTTATACAAATCAGGTATTTAAATTAAAAAATACCGATCAAGGGCTAGAAAAAATATTAGAAAAAGATGATACTTTTGATCCGCCCGAAAATGATAATTTTAGTAGAGTAGCAAGAAGCATAGAAGTATTATATACTGGCGCAAAAGTTTTAGGTTTAAATAAATTGCTTGATTGGCGTTTAGCAGAAAATATGACGCGTCCTTCTTCAGACGTTACAAGAGTGAATATGAATTACTCGCTTTGTGCACCAAGAATGTATAAAGGCAAAGTTGATTCAATTGTAAGCAGAATTACAGGCTTTGCGGACATGATTCAATTAACTCATTTAAAACTCCAACAAGTATTAGCAAGAATAGTTCCCGATGGTGTTTATTTAGATATGGATGGGTTGGCGGAAGTTGACTTAGGTAATGGAACAAACTACAATCCCGAGGCGTTAAATATGTATTTCCAGACTGGTAGTATTGTAGGTAGATCATTAACTCAAGATGGTGATTTAAATAGAGGCAAAGTGCCAATTCAAGAATTACAATCCTCAAGTGGTATTTCAAAAGTTCAGTCTTTAATTCAAACTTATCAATATTATTTGCAAATGATAAGAGATGTCACGGGATTAAATGAAGCTGTTGATGGAAGCATGCCTGATAAAAATGCATTAGTAGGTTTGCAAAAAATGGCTGCTGCTAATTCTAATGTTGCTACCCGGCATATTTTAAAAGCATTAATGTATATAACTATAAAAATTGCAGAGAACGTAAGTCTCCGTGCTAATGACGCTTTGCAATTCCCACTAACAAAAGATGCCTTGCTTAATAGTATTAATACATTTAATGTTAATACACTTGAAGAAATGGAAAAAGTGGCCATGCATGATTTTGGTATATTTTTAGAATTAGAGCCTGATGAAGAAGAAAAAGCAAAATTAGAACAAAATATACAAGTTGCTTTACAGGCCGGTGGTATTGATTTAGATGATGCAATTGATATTCGCGAAGTTTCAAATATAAAATTAGCTAATCAGTTATTAAAATTAAAGAAAAAAGAAAGAAGACAGCAAGAGCAAGCTGCTCAACAAGCTAATATTCAAGCTCAAGCCCAGGCCAACGCACAGGCTTCCGAAGCGGCAGCAATGGCGGAAGTACAAAAACAACAAGCTTTAGCGGAAACAAAAGTACAAATTGAAAAAGCTAAATCAGACTTTGAAATTGCTAGAATGGAACAAGAAGCATTAATTAAGAAACAATTAATGGCTGAAGAATTTAATTATAATATGCAACTAGCTGAAATACAAGCAGCTGCAACTACTAAAAAAGAACAAGAAATAGAAGATAGAAAAGATAAACGCGTAAAAATACAAGGTACGCAACAATCTGAACTTATCGATCAAAGAAAAAATGATTTATTACCAAAAGATTTTGAATCCGCAGGTAATGATAATTTGAGTGGCTTTGGCTTAGAACAGTTTGAGCCAAGGTAAATTTTATTAATTAATTTTATATTATCATATTATGTCAACAGAAGTTAAACAAGAGGGGAACTTTAAAATTAAAAAAAGAACTCCAAAAAAATTAGCAGGTAAAGAAGATATTATTAAAGTAGATCTTTCAAAACCGCCTGCAGAACCAAAAAAAGAAGAAACAAAAGATGCCATTCAAGAGCCAAGCACAGAGAAAGTGGATGTACATGAATCATCCGGAGATGGCGAAAAGGTGGGAAAAGGAAACGCCGAAAAACAAGTCACTCCCGAAAAAGCTGAAGAGCAAATAGCAGAAGAGTCTCCAATACAAATTATTGAAGATGAAGAAGATAATTCTGAAGAGACAGGAGTGGATGGAAGCGATGAAACTTCCGCTACCTTATCGGAACAAAAAGAAGTATTACAGGAAACAAAAGCACAAGAGCTTCCCGAAGGAGTAGATAAACTTATAAAGTTTATGGAAGAAACTGGAGGAGATGTGCAAGATTATGCTAGGCTAAACGCCGATTACTCAAATGTAGATAATAATACATTATTAAGAGAATATTATAAACAAAATAAGCCTCATTTAGATGCTGAAGATGTTAATCTTTTATTAGAGGATTTTACATGGGATGAAGAAATTGATGAAGCTAAAGACATACGCAAGAAAAAAATAGCGTATAAAGAAGAAGTTGCAAAAGCCAAAAACTTTTTGGAGCAAACGAAGAGTAAATATTACGAGGAAATTAAATTACGTCCTGGTGTTACTCAAGAGCAACAAAAAGCAATGGACTTTTTCAATCGATACACTGAAGAACAGAAGCGTAATGAAACTGTTCGAGAGGGATTTATAAATACTACTAAAAATTATTTTTCTAATGATTTCAAAGGTTTTGATTTTAAATTAGGAGATAAAAAAGTTAGATATAGTATTAAAGATCCTAACTCAATAGTGGAAAACCAAAAAGATCTTACAGGCTTTGTCGGGACGTTCCTAGACAAAAATGGTAAAATGAAAGATCCCGCTGGTTATCATAAAGCAATTTACGCTGCGCGAAACGCCGATACCATGGCAACACATTTCTACGAGCAGGGCCGTGCCGATGCTATTAAAGAACAAGTTGCTAAAACTAAGAACATAACTACTGAGCCAAGGCAAACAGCCCCAGGCGATGTATTTGTTAATGGTTTAAAAGTAAAAGCAATTAGCGGTTTAGATTCTTCAAAACTTAAAATTAAAACAAAAAAGTTTAACAATTAAAATTTAAAACATGAGTAATGTAGTACCCTCGTTTGGGACAATTAAACCTAGTCAGAAACAACAAGTTCTGTCTACTAATTATCTGCAATTTACAGATAAAGCTGGCGACGATTTTTCAGATTTCGCCGCACAATATCTTCCTGAGATCTACGAACAAGAAGTAGAGCGATATGGAAACCGAACTCTTTCTGGATTCTTACGTATGGTAGGAGCAGAAATGCCTATGACTTCAGATCAAGTAATTTGGTCAGAACAAAATAGATTGCACATTGCATATAACGACGTAACTAAAGCAACTGCAACTACGCTAACCTTTGTGCTTAACGCAACTCCCGGACCTAACTTTGTTGATAATGTGATTTCTAAAAATCAAACTATCGTAGTTATGGACCCTGCAACAGGTACTGAAGTAAAAGCTTTGGTTACTAATAGTGTTGACACTTCTGCTGTACTTGCTACAATTACTGTTGCTACATATACAGGAGCAGATCTAAATGCAACTTTTGGGGCTGGCGCTATTGCTACTCTTAAAATATTTGTATACGGTTCTGAATATAGAAAAGGAACTGGCGATGCTGATATTAGAAGCGTAACACCTTCTTTCACTCAATTTAGCAATGCTCCAATTATCATTAAAGAAAAATATGTGGTTAATGGATCAGATATGGCTCAGATTGGTTGGATTGAAGTTGCTACTGAAGACGGAACATCCGGCTACTTATGGTATCTAAAAGCTGAATCTGAAACTAGATTGAGATTTGAAGACTATCTTGAAATGGCTATGGTTGAAGGTGAAAAAACAGCTGCAGGTTCTGGAGTTGCTGGATTAGCTGATAAAATTAATGGAACTGAAGGTCTTTTTGCTGCTATTGAATCTAGAGGTAATGTACTTAATAATTTTAGTGCAGCCGCTGGTCTAGGTGAGTTTGATAGTATTCTTAAAAATCTTGATACTCAGGGTGCTATTGAGGAAAACATGCTTTTCTTGAATAGAAAAACTTCTTTGGATTTTGATGATATGCTAGCTAATATTTCTTCCGGTATGGGAGGGGGTACTGCTTTTGGTCTATTTGAAAACTCTGAAGAAATGGCTTTGAATCTTGGTTTTTCAGGATTTAGAAGAGGTTCTTATGACTTTTATAAAACTGACTGGAAATATCTTAATGACGCTTCTACTAGGGGTGGTATGGCTGTTTCAGCAATTGATGGAGTTCTTATTCCTGCTGGAACATCAACTGTATACGATCAAATTTTAGGATCTAACATTCGTAGACCTTTCTTGCACGTTCGTTACAGAGCTTCACAAACTGAAGATAGAAGAATGAAATCTTGGATTACTGGCTCTGCTGGAGGTGCATTTACTTCTGACATTGACTCTATGGATGTTCACTTCTTGTCTGAAAGATGTTTATGTGTACAAGGTGCTAACAATTTTGTATTGTTTACTGCATCGTAATTTACCCGGTATAAATTACCCTCGTTGTATTAGCGGGGGTAGTTTTTACCTTTTAACTATTTAATTTTATTATATCATGGCTAAAAAAGCTACAAAAGCAGTAAAAGATATTGAGGTTGCACCTCAAGTAATGGAACCAAAAGAAGTTGTAAAATCTACAACAAAAGTTTCAACCCCATCAAAACCAAAGTGGGAAATTAAAGACAGAACATACTTGCTTAAGGGATTAAAAACTCCTTTAACTTATACTATTGCATCTCGTCATACTTCTCGCTATCCATTATTATGGTTTGACCAGGAAAAAAATGAACAAAGAGAACTAAGATATGCTACTAATCAAAATTCGCCTTTAGTTGATGAACAATCAGGCGAAGCTACGTTAGGTCATATTGTTTTTAGAAATGGTACATTAACCGTAACTAAAGAAAAACAAAATTTGCAAAAATTGCTTTCTCTTTATCATCCTATGAAAAATTTTAAATATGCCGAGTTTAATCCGGTTGAAGAAGCTTTGGATGATTTAGAAACTATTGAATACATTATTGAAGCTTTAAATGTGGCACGCGATATGGATATAGATCAAGCCGAAGCTATTTTAAGAGTTGAGGTAGGTTCTAAAGTGTCTGACATGAGTTCTAAAGAAATTAAAAGAGATCTTTTAATATTTGCAAAAGAGAATGCGCAATTATTTTTAGAGTTGGCTAATGATGAAAATGTACAACTTAGAAATGTTGCAATTAATGCTACAGAGCTCGGATTACTTGAATTATCACAAGATCAAAGAACATTTTCTTGGAACAAAACAGGTAGAAAAATAATGAATGTGCCATTTGATGAAAATCCATATTCTGCAATGGCGGCGTTCTTTAAAACTGATGAAGGTGTAGAGATATATAAATCTATAGAGAAAAAACTTTCATAACGTGTAATATTTATAATGTGTGGGGCCGTCTTTTGGCGGCCTTACTATTATATAACAAAAAATAAAAATGGCAATAAACGTAAATACTGTATATCAAACAGTGTTGTCTATTTTAAATAAAGAACAAAGGGGGTATATGACTCCTGATGAATTTAACAAAGTAGGGACACAAGTTCAACTTGAAATATTTGAAAGATATTTTGAAGATTTAAATCAACAAGCTAGAGTTCCTCAAAGCAATTTAAACTACGCTGATAGATTAGAAAATATAGACGAAAAAGTAGCTGTATTTAAAACGTTTGGTAATGCCTCTTATAATAATACATCACCTACTCCTAGTAATTACTTTACTTTACCAACTAACGATTCTTATGGAAGAACCGTAAATCTTTATAGAATAGGAGAAGTGACTTATAAAAATGAAGTACTTATACAAAGACTTCAAAGAAATGATTTTTATACTTCTGAAAAATCTAAATTAACAAAAGCAACTGAAACATTTCCAACATATCTGTATGAGAATAATTTTTTGTTTATAAAGCCAGATAGCATTCAAAACAATGTACAGGTTGAATACGTCAAAAAGCCTTCTGACATTATTTGGGGATTTAACGTTGGAACGTTAGGCGAATATTTATATAATGAAGAAGAATATGATGCTACTACGCAGCCTACAGGGTCTATTGATTTTGAACTTCACGAAAGCGAACAAACAGAAGTAATATTAAGAGTGCTTCAATATGCTGGCATTATAATTAGAGATCCACAAATAGTTCAAGCCGCGGCACAACAAGTACAAATGGACGAAATAAATGAAAAAAGTTAATAAGTTATGGCAAAACCAAACGGAGGTTTAGTACAAGAAACTAACGCGCAATATTACGCTGGGGCACAAACATTTTTAGCAGATGGAACTAATAATATATTTACTACCACATTTAATACAAATTTGGTATTTCGTAGCTTTGATCCTACTACTGTAAATTATGCAGAAAATAATTTTAAACTATATACAAGCCCGACCGGAATACCCGGTTCTTATACGGAATATACGCAGACTTATAGTGTAGCGGATAATACTATAACAATACAAGCAGTTCCCGCTCAAAATACAGTTATAGTAGTTCAACTAAAAACATTAATGGGTGGTAACTATGGTGATGAAGATGCGTTTGGCAATATTGTAGAAGAGAATTACGGCAATTATGCATATATTAAAGTTTCCGAGCTAGTAACAAATTTTTTAGTTGGATATGTAGGGCAAGGCAAGATTATACAAAATGTAAAGCGTAACGATGTAATATTCCATGTTAAACGAGCGTTGCAAGAATTTAGTTATGATACTTTGCCAAGTATAAAATCTCAAGAAGCTACTATTCCGCCTAATCTCTCTATTCCGATGCCTCAAGATTACGTTAATTACGTTAAAATGTCTTGGGTTGATCAATTAGGAGTAAAACATATTATATATCCCACTACTTTAACATCTAATCCCGATAGCTTATTGCCACAAGACTGGCAAGGTATACCTATACAAGATAATTTTAGTGAAGATTTAAATGCAACGTCTTTAATAGAAGATAGATGGGCTAAAGCTAATGACAAAATAATTAATGGTAATTTAAACTTATCTGATGTAAATGATGGATTATACCCTGGGACTTGGTATGGATTTGGGTTTGAAGGATTTTCAGGTGAAAGATATGGATTAAATCCTGAAACATCTCAAAAAAATGGATGGTTTACAATGAACCACCGCGAAGGGAAAATATCTTTTTCAAGTAATTTAAGAGATTCATTAGTAATATTTGAATATATTTCAGATGGGCTTGCATACGATCAAGATATGAAGGTTCCTAAAATGGCGGAAGAAGCGGTATATTCTTACGTTAATCATGCTGTTTTATCGACTAAAGTTAACACTCCAGAATATATAGTTAATAGATATAAAAGAGAAAAAAGCGCTAAACTTCGTAATGCAAAAATTAGATTATCTAATATTAAACTGGATGAAATAGTTCAAGTAATGCGTAATAAATCTAAATGGATTAAAAGTTAAATAAATGGCAGAAGTTAAAAATGCTTTTATAAAGTCTAAAATGAATTTAGATCTTGATGCGCGATTAGTGCCTCAAGGTGAATATAGACAAGGCTTTAATATACAAGTTAGTAAATCAGAGGGCGATGACGTAGGCGCGTTAGAAAATGTATTAGGGAATGCCTTATTGCCACAAGGCAATTTTCAAGCTTTAAACTCAAACTATACAGGATTACAAGCTATAGGCCATATAGTCAACCCAATTAATGATACGGTATATTTGTTTTTAACAAATAATACAGCATCTGCATACCAGTACGATATTAATACATTCAACCATTTTATTTATGCTTATAATACTTTAACCCAGACCTCTACTAAATTAGTTGAAGGACTATTTTTAAATTTTTCAACCTTAAGCCCTATCTACGGTATTAACATAGTTGAAAATTTGTTATTTTGGACAGACAATAGAAATCAACCAAGAAAAATAAATATAAATAAAACATTAGGGTATTATACTACTGAAGATCATATTTCAGTAGCTAAATTTGCGCCTTACGAGGCTATAAACTTGTATCAAGAAAGCTCTATAGCGGGTCAATATGAAACTACTATGAAAGATGTAGTAAGCCCGACGGTGCCT